GGCGGTGGCGAGCTGACGACCGAAGGCCATTTGGCGGGCGTAGTCGATAGGGTCGGCCTTAGTAGCCCGGGCCATGGCGAAGGCCACGTCGGCCTCGGGCGGGGCGGGCAGATAAGACTGGGCTAGGCGAGACTCGGCCACGACGACCTTGGGCTTGTCGGCGTTCTTCTCGATAGCCACGAGGGCCGAGGCCACGCGGTGATCCGTCTTGTCCAGGTCTTTCCCTAGGGTGACGACCGCGTCAGGCTTGGTCGGGGCGTCCGGCTGTTTCGGCAGCGGGGCGTCGAGGGGCTTGCCAGACTTGCACCCAGCCAGGGCCACGAGGGCGATGACCAGGAGCAGGCGCATGGCCTTAGCGGTTCTTCAGCGCGTCGAGAGCCTGACGGCCTTTCGCTTCGAGCTCGCTGGCCTTGGCGGCATGCTTGCGGAAGACGAGGGCCCCGGCGATAAATCCGACGACGAGGGAGAGGGCGATGAGGATGAGGGTGGTCATTTGCGTTCGATAAGTTGGGCTTCGGCGATGGCGACCTCGAGGGCGGCTTCGTTGTCGGCGATCAGAACCGAAAGAGCCGTGATGATATTCCCCTTGTGCGGGAAGGATGTCCTGTAGGCAATTTGCTTGGTCTCAGGGAAATAAAAAACCCCGACTTTGCCAGCCTCGACTGGAGTCGTATTCTTGGGAGGTAAAGGATTCATCAGAATGTTAGGGTCGTGTAATAGTTATAATTGCCGTCCACGAAGCCCGTCACGTTTGCCGAGTACCAATTGCCGTATACCCAGACTGCGTTGTAGTGAGGGGGAGCGGTGCCACTTGCGGCGGTGGTCTGGGTCGTGCCGTCGCTAAAGGTCAAGCCGCCAAGGCCAAACGTAGCTGGGCTAGAAGGGTAAGCAGTAGAAGAAAAAGAAATGTAACTGGGTGTGATATACAAATCCGCCAATGAACCCCCGCTATTCGAGGTATAGCTAATGTTGCCCGGAGCAGTATATCCAACGTCGAAGGTAAAACTTCCCGTAGAGTCTGAAGCGGATGATTTAAAACCTTTGTAGTTATACCAAGCATAGGCAATAGCCGTTGCTCCGTAATCGTCATAAGTATAATTAACATTCAGTCTATCACCGTCGATATACGATTGCCTGATAGGATAGGCTCCAGCTGCGGCCGTCCTTGTTACTTCAACACTTGCAGAACCAAACGCGGAATTATTGTTCCCCGAAGCGTAGGTGATCGGGCTGGTGATCGGGCCGCCGGTGAATGTGCTTCCGCCGCCGGCTACGACCCAAGCGCCGTTTTCGCGTCCGTAGGTCGAGCCGTCCGAGGGGGCGTCGTTGACCGTGGAGATCGTGCCGAGGCCAGAGATGTCCGTATTCGCCAGCGTGATGGCCCCGGTTCGGCCGGCCACGGAGGTGACAGGAGCCGAGGTGAGGAACCCGCTAGGGTTTCCCGACAGCGGATAGTAGGAGGTCGCCGCGGAAGCCGTGGTCAGGTAGGCAGACATTCCCGAGAGGGTCTGGTAAGTCGAGGCCGCCGTGGTCACTTCGAGCTTGGCGTTGAGCGCCGTGGCTAGGTCGGTCTGGCTGCCGAGCGTGCCGGTGATAGAGCCCCATGTAACGGAGGTCGCAGGGACAACGCCGCCCACGTTGACCACCCAAGAGGCGTAAGTTCCAGACCCTGTGTGGTGATTGATGTCCACGGTCAGCACACCCGTGCCGGAGTTGTACGTCAGCACCTCGCCGTGCATATGGTTCGACGCGTCGTAAGAGATCGTGATGCTTTGGGTCGGCGTGTAAGAGAGGCCGGTGCCGACCGTGAGGGTCTTGTTGGCGTTGTTGATGGTCAGGCTCGTCGTCGAGCTCGTCAGGTAGCGGTCGCCCGGGATCAGGGTCGTCCAGGAGGAGTCGTAGTTTGTGCCCGAGTTCTTAGTCAGCACTTGGCCGACGGTGCCCGAGGTGGGCTGGCCAGCCGCGATAACCGCGTAGGTTGAGGCCGCCGTGCTGGTCGTTAGGTACGACGACATCCCTGCCAAAGTCTGGTAGGTGCTCGCGGCCGTGGAGGCGGTCAGGTAGGCAGACAGGTCGATGGACAATACCCCAGAGTTTACCGAGAGGGGAGAAGAGACGCTGGAGATGAACGGATTGACCGTGACCCAGTCGGTTTCGTAGGAGACGTTGGAGGTCTTCTGGAGGAACTGGCCTGAGGCGCCGCCAGCAGGAACGCCGACGCCTGGGGCTCCGGGCGCGCCAGTCGCTCCAGTCGGGCCGGCTGGCCCCGTCGCTCCGGCTGGACCGGGCACGCCGACCGAGCCAGAGATGGTCCCGCCGACGAAGGAATTGAAGGTGCCGTTGATGGTGGCCATGTTATGCTTGAGTGATGGTCTCCTGAACCTGGACGCGGAAGAGGTTGGAGTGGGTCACGGGGTTGCCGGGGAACTGGAAGCGGATGTCCCAGCTCGCCAGACCGAGGTGCCAGTTGGATGTGTCTCCGACGAAGGTCGTCGTGAAGCTGAGGCCGTTGCCGGCGAGGGTGACCGTCATGTCGTACTCGGCGCCGCAGTTATCGCGGAGGGTCGAGGTGATGGTCGTGCCGATCAGGTTGGCCAGTTCGCCCGCGGCCGGGTTCCACGTCCAAGAGCAGGCGAAGGAATCGCCTCGGGAGAATGTTACGGTGTTAGCCATGGCGGTCTAAATCTGCGGGGGCGGGCATCCCGTCAAAGACTTAGACAAATCAAGCCGGGTAGAAGAAGCCTTCAGGGCTAGGCTTGTCATAGCCTGTAATGAACAGCGACTTGCCGGTGGTCTTGTCTAAGGTCTGTAGGATGTAATTCACAGGAGGGTCACCGAACTGGAAGTTCTGATAGATTCGCTCGTATTCGGATTCGATGTAAGTGATAGAGCCGCTCGTCTGATCTTGACGGAAATAACGACTCGGTGTCGGCGCTGATACGAGCTCACCGTTAGAGTAGACGGCCGGCTGGCCTGCGATGTATTTGACCCCAGGCTCGTCGTTCGGCACATAGTCCGCTTCGGAAAAAGTATGGCTACGTGAAAGGCTGCTTTGAGATGTATCGGTCGTAGTCACCGAAGTGGGGGTCAGATACTCGTCATAGGTCGTTACAGTAGTCACCACGACGGTCTGGATGTATCCGTTCGCCGTGACCGTTCGGCCAATGTAGGGGCGATGGGCTTCGTACTCATCTTCGTAGACTTGCGTCGCACCTTTAGCGACGATTTCTGTGTAACCAGATTGGTTATAGGGGGTGTTACTTGTGACAACGTTGGTCACCGTCTGCGTGCCTGCGAAGGGAACGAAGTTAGCCGCGGCATAATAGGGCGGCTCCATTGCTAGAGACGGGCCAAGCGATGCGTCGTAGGCGGATTGGTTCAGGTTGCGTACAAGGTTGAACGCTCGCTGCCATTGGGGAAAGATAAGCCACTCGGCGTAGGTGCCTAGGCCGTATGCCTGGAATGCCTGGAACGTCATCAGGATGGGCTGGCCGGCCCCGGTCGGATAGATGATGTCCGTGATGCGGGCCAGCATATAGTCCGATGACTGGCCGTTACTCTCGAAGACGCTGATGAGCCAACTCTGAGCGCCTGTCTGCGGGTAAGTACCGACCCCCTGGGTGGCGAAGACATCGATGGTCATCTGGCCGACCGAAGGAATAAAGGTCTTGATCGTCGCCAGCATGAACTTTGAGGTGTCAGTGTTGAGCCTCAGCTGGATGGTCTGGCCGACGCGGAAGGTCCGCCCGGTCTGGCCTGCGATGAACTGGACGAAGAGGTTATCCTGCGTCTTAATTTCGATTGACGTCTGAGAGGTGGCCCGCTGGTTACCGCCGTACATCTCCACGATCCAACCGACCTGAAGTTTCTGGTTGGGTGGGAATTGCTCCGTGACCTCAATCTGTAAATTGAGGGCAGGGTTTATCGTCATGGTCGCCGTGGAGTTTAAAATGAAGTCTCCATAGGCATCGTCGGTTGTCCCGTAACGGATGATGGGCTCAGACGGCAGGCCGAAAGACGGCGAAGACTCGACCGAAGGTAGACCGTAAAACCTCGCCGAGTTCCCGGGGAAGTTCCCGACGTCGATCATACGCGGAAGAACTTATAGACCGCCGAGTTCGGCTGGGTATATTTATGGCGCTCTGACCAAATCGAGTTGGTCACGAAGCGCGTGAAGCGGACGGCGGGGGACGGGCTGGCCGGGGCGGATGGGTCTTTCTGGGCGATAGCCAGGAGGATGTGGCCGTAGGTGTCGCTGTCGTTCTGCTTCGTGGCATAGCCGTTGATGAGCGGGTAGGCCGCCGTGTTGAAGTCAGGGGATGGCCAGACGATGACGCTTCCGGAAATCTGAGCGCCGGCCCGGAGGTAGATGTAACAGGTGCCTGTGCCGTCAAAGTTATAACTAGCGCGAGGAGTGGGGGACGTGACGGAGGTAAGCAGCTTGGTGGGGCCGTTAGTTCCGATGCAGGGAATCGTGCTGTTGATGGTCCCAGGATACATCGAGAACGTGTCGTCCCCATTGTCGACAGGCAGCCATGCCGACGCGATGACATCGCCGACACCCTCGAAAGGCTGACCGACGTTGATGCTGTAGCCGTATCCGCTGGAGATAAAGCCGTAGCCGCTGCCCGGTTGAATCTTGCTCATGCTCGCAGATAGACTTGGGTCGGGTACCCTTCGCGGTTGTACCGAATCTCGTAGTTAATCTTGTAGATTTTAGGCACGCCGGCCAAGGTCACGCAGTAGTCCTCGAAACTGACCTGAGACAGAAGGATGGTGTCTAGCGTAGCCCCTTTTATTACTACGGACCAAGTCGTCCCGAGGTGGTCAGGGATGAGTTTCACGCCGGCAAATTGGTTCGTGTTGCTGGTCTTACCGACGGCGTTCTTGATGGCGGTAACGTCGGCGACTAGGCTGGTATAGATCGAGCCGGAGAAGGAGGTCGTCGGGGCGAGGTATTGGTTCTTTCCGTAGAAGGCCTGCTTGGCCGCAGTAGAGGAATCGAGGAAGCCGACGAACGGTCCGGCGTTGGCGCCGATGCCAGTGAAGTGTGCGCCGAGGTCTCCGCCTACGAAGTAACCTGGCTTGATTGTAGAGGCCACGAAGGTCGTCCCGTTGCCTGCGATTGCCGTCACGAAAGGCGCCGTCGGACCGAAAAAGTTGGGGTGCGTCGAGATGTGCTCCGAGGTCAGGCCAGTCGAGGCCGTGACGTTAGGGTTCGTCCGCGTGGTGACCGCAGCAGAATCAATGCCGACGTATTCCGCGTCGATCGTGTCGAGGTCCAAGGCTCCCTTCGTCAGTGTGAACTTGTGGACGAAAAGGTCAGAGTAGGTCGGGTGTACCTGACCGCCGATGACGGCTGTCCCGCCCGAGGCCTTGTCGACCATGTAGGTAGTCTTCCCAGTCAGAAGGCCGTAGCCGTCAGTCTGGTAGACGCCACCCGGCTGAATCATCTTAGTGCTGAGGGCGTCGCCCTTCTTTACAATGGCCATAGTAGTGGGAAATTAGAGTCCTCCGCGAGAGGCAGGGGTGACCGGGGTGGCTCCCTTGTTGGTGAGGTTCGGGTCGACCGCAACGCCGTTAGTCCTGCCGGCGATGACCTGGAGGCAGGCGAGCTGCTCGCGGGCGATGCCCTGCTGTTCCTGCAGCGCCGTGACTACAGGGTTCTGGCCGACGCCGATCACGCTGCCGGAGACTGAGGAGGCGGAGGTAGAAGAGGACTTGGTATCCGCGGCCTTGGCCTTTTCTTCTTTGGGTGTGCCAGCGATTGCGGCGAGGATGGCCTTGGCGGCTTCGCTTTTCTTTGCGTCGGTGGTGGTCGAGCCGCTGGCCGTGGTTGCGCCGTCAGCCCCCATAGCCACAAGAGGTCCGGAAATCGGGTTGTTCAAAGCCGCCTGAGTAATCGATGAAGCCGTGCCTCCAGGGCTTACCTTATCCATCAAATCAAATCCCAGAGTAGCTGCTCCCTCCGCAATCTTAGCGATGAACTTGGAGTAGGCGTCGTAGGCCGAGAAGATGTAGGCGACAAAGACCTTCATCTTGGCGGTCAGTCCGTCCATGCCGTCGTTATAGTCTCCGATCATCTTGAGCGTCTTGGCGTCCACGATCGGGGCGTTGGCGATGTCCTTACTGAGTTTCAGGTAGTCGGCCAACATGGGCAGGATGTCATTGCCAATCTTGTCCCCGAAGAATGCCGTCGAGATGAGCAGTCGTTCCGAGTCATCGGCGCTTCCCTCCATGGCCTTGGCGATGGCGAGGAAGACCGCAGTCGCGTCCCCGGACTTCAGCTGCTCGATAGAGATGCCGAGCGCCTTGAACATCTCGACCTTCTTACCCGTGCCGGCGGCGGCCTCCGCCATGTCCACGCGAAGCTGACGGGTCGCCTTAGCCAGGGCTGAGATGGACACCCCGGACTGTTGCGCCGCAAAGGCCAGCCCTTGGAACTGCTCGGCCGATAGACCTGAGCGGTCCACCTGATCGGCGACATTGCCGAGTTCCTTGAATGTGCCGGTAAGGAAACCAAGCGCCTTGTCGAAGAGGACGGTCGCCGCGAACATCCCTGCCAGCTTGTTGGCGATGTCGCTGCCGGCCTTCTTGAAGGAGGCGCCCAGGGAGTCGACGGACTTCTTCGCCCGACCCGTCACCTGCTCGACGTCGGACTTACCTTTCAATTCGTATTCAAGTTTCTGCGCCATTGGTCTCGGGGGTCTTTACCTCTGCGGGGGGGGCAACCTTTTCAAGCCGCTCCTGTTCATCCATGAAGGCCTCCTCGTCGGTCGTCAGAATCTTTGACTCCGACCCGTTGGCCGCGGCCCAGGCGGCGTTGAGCCAGATGGCCTGACACTCGGGCATTTCCCATGCGCGCTTCTCTTCCACCCCATGCTTGATGAGCGCGGCCACCACGCCTAGCGGCCAAGGGATGCCCACGTCTTCGGCCGTGCCTCGCTTGCTTTCAGGAGCGTCCCAGAACTTAGGCCAGCAGTCTACCATGCAGTAGTCCGTGAACCGTTCGCACTCGGTCATAAACTTGCCCGGGCGTTCGCCTAGGTTTTTAACGAACTTCACTTCGTCCTGGTCGAGCTCGCCGATGGGCTCCTCGGCGCAAATCTTTACGGCCGTGAACAGGTCGAGCGGGGTAGGGACCGAGGCCCCCGTGATCAGCGGGGACTCGATGGCCAGAAGCCGCACGCGGTACTTCAGGCAAAACGGATAAACAGGACGGCCAAGGATTTGTACCTTGGCCGCCGGGTCTGTAAAGGCGCGCAGAAATCTTCCGTCCACGCCCTTGAGTCTACCCCTTTCGGGGCGGTGTCAATTAGGCGTAGGCGATGCCTTCGTAGTCGACCGCTTCGATGGAGACGCTGACGAAACCCTTGTTCTGGGATTTCTCGTCTACCTTTGTCACGATTCCAGTGAACGAAGACGTGGCCGTGCCGGCGGTATAAGAGGCGTTGGTGTTAATCGCGAAGGTAATCGTGGCCCCGAGGGTCGGGACCGTTCCAATCTTCACGATACCCTCGACAGAGAGGGTCGTCTTGCGATCGTCCAGCCGGTGGGTCTTGGTCAGGCCGGTCTCGTCTTGGACGGTGTCTTCGTTGTTGAAGCCAGCGGAGACGGAGAAGGACTGCACGAATAAATTCGTGACGGTTCCACTGCCGATGCCGAATAAGCAAGAAGTGCCTGAGAGGATAGCTGCCATAGTCTTTGAAACTGCGGGAACGGGCAACCCTTAGGGGGTCGGGTTCACGACGACCGGGACGGTGTAGCTGAGGACCGTCGCCCAGGAGCGTTCGTCCCGGCCTTCGTCTTCGGAGTCAGGGATCACGTCGTAGCACTTGGCGTCACCGCCAGCCAGGAAGGCGGCCTTGATGCCGGCGATGTCAGCCATGGACCCGGCGATGGCGGCGCATCGGTCGCGGTGCTGGGTCAGGGTCGTGTCGTCGGCGTTGGAGAAGAGGGTGACGCGGACTGAGCAATAGTAATTGCCTGCGCCCTCGGGCAGTTCGGGCGGCGTGCGTGCGGAGTCGCATAGGACCACGCACTTGGGCAGGACGTTGATCTCGGCGTTGTCGCCCGTGTAGACGGCCACCCCGGCAAGGCCTGTCTCGGCGGTGAGGAAGGTATCAAGGACGGCCTCGATAATATGGCGGGGAGAGATAGAGCCCATGGGGTTATTTGTTGCGGTTAAATTTTTCGGCGCGTGCCTTGAGCATGGCTTCCAGCTGCGCTGGCATCTGCTTGACGCGGTTACCGTATACTAGGTTCTTCACGTCCGCGTCGGTTGCAACGTAATCGGCGTCCCCATTGCGGTTACCTAGGACAAGGTTAAGGACCATTACCTCGGCCTGCTGGTGGGTCATGGCGACGTAGCCATTGGACTGCTGGTGGCGCTTGATCCAAACGGGAATCTTAGAGCGGCCTGCGTTGTTACGGCTTCCGCCCAGGCTCTTTGGCTTGGGGAGTTTGGCCAGAGTATCGACCCATCCGGCCTTGACCTTACCGACGGTCTTCTGGCGTTCCCTGATGTAGTCCTTTAGGACTTGGTCCTTGGCCTCCATGCGCTGCCAGAAATCGATGCCAGGTCCGCCGTTCTTCTTGATGCGTCCGCCGAACTTCTTGAGAGCGGCCATGTGGACTTGCTTCACGCCCGCGACGCTGTCGATGACCGAGCGGTTCAGGGCGTTGCCTGCTTCCTGCTGGCCGATGCGGGTGAAGTAGTTCTTCAGCTTGTTGAAGGACTTCTCCGTGCCGAAGCCCTTGTTAAACATCCGGGCGTAGAGGGCGTTGCCGGCGAATAGGTCCGTGTTATCCCCGGCCAGTTTCCAGAACTTGGAGACGTTGTTCATAAACGCAGCCGAGCCAAGTTTACGGAAGAGGCGGCCGCGGCGACCGTTGACGGAGCCAGAGCGCTGGCCGACTACGACCGAATGAACGTCGCCCTTGATGGCGGCATTGCCCACCATGCGGGCTTCGTCGCTCATGCCGTCTCCCCCGGCCTTAACGATCGGCGGGGTCAGGACCATGCTGTCGCGACACATAAGGGCGGCCTGCTCCAGGTAGACGTCCACGAAGCCGTCATTGGTTCCCTTCTGGAACTGGGTCAGGGCGGCCATGAATTCGTCACGGCTGCGCGGGACCATGCGGGCCTCCATGCTCATTGGTTGTCGTCGATGACCACCAGGGTGATCCAAGCCGAAAGGGTCTTGTGGGTCTGGCTGGTGATGCGGACGACCTTACCCCCGACCGTCAGTTTCTTGCCGATGCTTAGGGCGGCGATGGGAACGCCTGCCACGATGACCGCCGCCGAAGCCCCAATAGACCCATCTGGCTTCAGCCAGGAGGCCGTTGCGGCGGGCAGGCGGACAGAGTACTGGGTCCGCTCCACAAAGCCCCCAGATTCAAGGCCAGTGGTATAGGCGGGTTCCGAGATGAGGGCCGAGAAGGTGACGGTCGAGCCGGCCGTGGCGCAGGGAATCCCTAGGTCAAAGGTGATTTCCTTCGCATCGTTCAGAAACTCTTGACCGTACAGGCTCATACATCTGCGGACTCGGGCAAAAAAAAGGCCCCCATTTCTGGAGGCCTTTCATCGTGGGGCTTTAAGCCCCGGCGATTACGGGTTGTAGACCGCGGCGATCGTGCCGCTCGTGACCGCCTTGTTCGCGCCGAACATCAGTTCAGCCGAGGCGACCAGGTTGCGGGTGCTCTTGTCGGCCCACACGTTGTAGTAGATGCTCATGCCGAGGCCTTCGAGGGCGACGACTTCCGAGACGAGCATACCGTCGCGGACGTGGTCGAGGGAAGGGGCGGCGGCCGCGAGAGCCACGGCCTCAGGCGCACAGGCGAAGCCGGCCAATTTGGCCTCGGACGGGAACTGGGAAGCGTAGAAGACGCCACCGTCGAAACCGTAAGCACCTTCGGACAGGGGCAGGGAGGTCGTGCTGGTCGGGATGAGCTGGCTGTAGATGCCAGGGTTAACGATCAGGGCCTTGCGGCCGGCCTTCGAGACGCCAGCCCAGAGAGCCTTGAGCTGAGCAGAGCCCGGGGTGACGGCGCTGTCGGCAGCGGTCACGGCGGCGGCGCCGAAGTTGGCGACGGTGATGGGGGCGGTAGCGAGGGCCCAGATCTTGTCGGCGAGGGCGTCGAGGTTGATCTTCACCAGGCGCTCAAGGCGGATGGAGTTCTGGATGTCAGCGTAACCGAGGCCGAAGGGCTGGTAAACGTGGTCGAGGGCGACCGCGGTAGCCGAGAGGGTCGTGCCGCCGATGACATTGAAGGCGGAAGGGTTGACCTGAGTGGCGGCCGTCGCGGAGGCGATGGCGACCTGGATGGTGTCGTTCGGCTTCTTGACGTCCGTGGAGAAGTCGGTCGAGAAGTTGCGGAGCGCGGCGAGGCGGTTCGCGAGGATGGTCTGGGACTGGGCGGCGAGGGTGTCGACGATCAGTTGGGCAGCAATGGTGTTGGACATATTAGTTTAGGAGAGAGGGGGGTTGGGGGGAAAGGGTTACTTGGAAGCCGAGAAGATGGCGGCGCGGTTCTTCTTGAGGAAGTCGGTGCGCTCCTTGCCGAAGGGCATGGTGGCGTACTGTTCCGCGATTTCCTTGTCGGTGGCACGGACCGGGCTGTCGCCCTGGGGAAGGTCCACGGCGGCGACGCCGACCTTGGCTACGATGGCCGCGGCTTCGGCGGAAGCGCTGATCTGGACGGCCGAGAGTTCGGCGACCTTGGCGGTCAGCTCTTCGACCTGCTTGGCGGAGACGGCGAGGAGGCCTTCCAGCTCGACGAGCTTGGAGTCCTTGGCCGAGGCCTCGACCTTGAGGGCTTCGACTTCCGAGGAAGCGCCGACGGTCAACTTCTCCACGGTGGCGCGGAG